ATGGCAATAGTAGTTCCTACTGCTCTGTTTTGAGTATCATTACCTACTGCTGTATCTGTGATGGCTGCAAACTTTTGACCTGCTTGTACAACGAAACCTAATAAATTGAATAATGTTGTACTTGGTTCAGAGAAAGGAAGATTAAAAAATTGATCTCTTATGTTACCACCTGGTGCATCAACATCTCTAAACTCTCCAGGTTGTATTGGTTGGTCGTCATCTCTAACTCTAATACCTCTTGATTTAAATCCTGCTGGTAAATTTTTCAAAGTACCTGCATCGATCAATTGTCTTAACGCAACTGTAGCTGCTCTAGATAATCCACCAATTGTGTGGATTAGGCCAAATCCATAAAAACCAAGTCCAGGTAAAAATTTGTAGTGAACAAAATATTCTATTCTTGTGTAGTTCTGATCATCTACTCTATAATTTCTGTAGATAGATAAAACCTCTCCTGAGCTTTCATCAATAGTAACGATGTATGGAATCTTAATAGATTTTTTAGATCTCTTATCAAAATTCTCGTAGTCGTCTAAATTTAAGTCAACATGCATTTCTAAAATGGTATGTATGTAATCTGTAAATCCTGGTTTAACTCCATCAAGATCATCTATCTTTTGTTGAAGATCAGAATCTTCCACATTACTTGGGTTAGGTAAATCTATATCTCGATAAAAACCTGCAGCCATTTTTTTAGCTACATCATTTTCACTCATTTTAATAATGTGTGTAATTCTACCTGCATCTTTTAAATCTGAAGCATAGTAAGGAACAACCAAATCTTCTGCGGGTACAAATTTTGAAACTGGTCTTTTTAAAAATTCATCATAATAAACTTTTTTAAATGTTGATCCTGATAATGGTAAATAATATAACATCTGATCCATATCAGTTGTGTAGTCCTCCATCTTCTCCATAAGAAGATAGTTAAGATACTCTTGTACACGATCTGATTGTTGTTCGGTGGCAGGTGTTCTTAGTCCTATGACTTGTGTTCTTACTGGACCATCACTTGGTAATAATTCTTTGTATGCTGAAGCTTGGAATGTTGTAGCACTTTCACTTAACAACGGATGAGTGACACCCGATGCACCTTTGAAAGGTCTTGTCATTTCGTTGTATTTAACACCAAGAAGATCTAAACCTTTAGTATAGCCTTCTTCCCATTCTTTTCTTGATTCTCTATCTTTCTTAAATTCACCAATTAATTCTAGCCCTAAACGTTTAAGCTCTCTTTCGTCCATCTCTTCTGCAAGATTGGCATTGAAGTCGTCCTCTAAATTTTCTTCTACAACTTCTTCTCCCTCAACTTCAACAACGGGTGGTAGACCTTCAGGTTGTTCCTGAATTTCTTCTACTTTAGTTTCGTCAACGATGTTTTCGGATATTTCCTTTTCTACAGCCATAATCTAATTTATCATAAGGTTTTAAATATATCCACTACTAAGCCACCTTGAGCTTTATAGAGTTTCTGTGTGTACGCCATATTGGGTTTAACTTCAATAGCAAAAGCATCGAAATACAACCTTGGGTCATTTTCTTGTATAAGCTTATATCCTTTCATAGGAGCATTAGATGCTGTTTCATGATAATCACTTATGATTTTTTTACCACCTTTTGCATCAGGATAATTGAATTCATCTTTCATAACCTCTTTATAAGGTTTCTTTGGATCTGATAAGGATAGTTTCACAGTACCTGCTTTGGAATCATTAAACTTAGCAGCTTTCTTCATCAGTTGTGGCATAACTGCTTGTCCTTTTTTATCTATACCTTTACCATTTGCATAACCATAAAATCTTTCATTACCCGCTTTATAACCTTGTCTGAAGTGTAGTTTATTAAATGGCATAACAGCAACATAATCAAAGTTTTCTTTAGCCGCTTTGTTCATTAAAAATTTAAGTGAGTAATCTCCATAAGCATCAGCGTCTAGTAACGGAAAGTAATCTAACTTCTCACGTCTCCCCCCATATGAATCTGATTTTTTAAAAGTATTATTTATTTGTTGATTGACATTTTTTAAATCATCAGAGATAGCTCTTGATTTATTAAACTGACCTTTAGCTATTGCATCATCCATGTCTGTTAAAAGTTTTGTTCTAGAGTTCACAAGGAGATCCATTTCAATATCTTTTTGAAAAGGGTTTATTCTTCTCTCTCCTTTAAAAGCTTCTTAAGCGGTAAGTTGTTTAGCAATACTTTGATTGGCATCAGATTGTATTTCATGGATGACCATGGCCTTTTTTCCATTTTTAAGTCCTTCGTAATGACCCATGTTTCTCATAGAGCTACTGTTACCTAAAATAGGTTCATCAAGAACGAACACCGTTTCTCTGTAGTTGTTACCACCTTGTAATGTATAGCTAGTTTCGTTTTGATATTTAACTGGTCTTACATTACCACCACCTTTGGATATTCTAACAAGTTCATCAAGTCCACCCATTAGACCATTGATCTGAACCTTTTGGTTTTGATTAAATGCCTCTTGCCCTCTTAAAGCAGCTAGATCACTTCTAAGTTCTGTGTAATTTCTTTGAATACTGTTTTGGTCTCCACTCTGTATTGCTCTTTTTAAACCTTCTAAATTTCTTTTAATAGTAGGAAAAATTCTTGCAGCGACTGGACTTGTTTTTGAGAGATCATCTATTTGACTTGTCACACCTTTTAAAATGGTATCTACTTTTGGTGAAGTAAATACACCACCAAATTCAACTGGTTTTAATCTGTTAACAGGATTCATCTTAATCATGTTACCAATATCTTGAGCTGATAATTTTAAATTAAATCTTTTTGCTGCACCTATAAGTCCACCAGTAATGTTTCCAAAGTCATCAAAGGTTGCAAGGTTAGTGTCAAAAAGTTCTTCTTTATTGATAGTAGCTTCTTTACCAGCAAATCTAGATCCTTTATCGTAAGTAAATCTTTTGGGTCCTCTTTCTGTTCTTGTAGCGTTTTTACCAAAAACTTTGTAATTAACTTTTCTTGATGAAGTTAAGTGATCAATCCAATCATCAGCTGAGTATTGTCCTGGTCCTTTTTTCATTACCCAATCATATGTAGACGAACCAAAAGCAGGTTGTCTTGATTCACCCATCAATAGATCGTCTGTAATCTTACGTTCTACTTTGACAGGAAGTTGTGCATCTTGTTTAGCTAATGTTTTAGCTGGAAGTTGTTTAGATTCTTTTGTGTATGTGATTAATTTTTGAGTATCACCTGATACAGGATCAGTTTTTTTCTTTTTAAGAAGTGATTGTATTCCTCTTTTGAAAAGTTCTTTGAGGGCCATGAACCCTCCTAATACATTTTAGTAGGTTTGTTTCTACCAAGTTTACATTTAACTTTTACAGACTTACCTTTACTTGCCATGATAGGTCTTTGCATCATTCCGCCACCCATTTTTTTGGCAGGTCTTTTTGTAAAAGGTTTTTTACCAGTTCTTTTCTCGTACATTTTTTCTAATGCTGCTTTACCAAGTAATGCTGCTCCTGCAACACCAGCAGCAATCTTTCCTATTCTAGTGGCTTTGGCTGCTCTTTCAATTGCTTTAACTGTTGTACCTGCAAGCTTTGCTCTTCTTTCTAAAAATTTAGATCCTAAATTTTTCATTCTAATATCTTTTAAACCTTTTAAATATTTTTTGTATTTAGTAGCTTCACCCATACCACCTTTGTTAGCTTTCATAACTTTGCCTGGTTTCATTTTCTCGTCTTGTAAACCTTGTCCTCTGCCTTTAGCTTTTTCAGCTCTAAGCACTGCGAAATCTTTTGCATCAATTTTATTTGGTGGTGGAGCTTTAGCTGCAATTTTAGCTTGGCCACCTGTCATGTATCCACCTGCACCAGCGACTCTATCTTCTTGACGCATTCTAGAACCTTCTTGTCTTCTTTTTCTCATTTCTCTTTCTCTCATTCTAGATTGCATACCAAGAGTCATAGTAGGTCTTCTTAATGCATTTCTAGAAGTGATTCCCGTTTTTTTTCTTTTCCGTGTATTTAAAAATCTAGCTTGTTTTGGTTCCATTACTTAACTCCCTCAAACTTTCCACCTCTGATAGCCGCGCCCATACCTCTGCACATACCACCTTTATCATAACCCATAGGTCGTTGCATCATGCCACCGCCCATTTT